TCTGTCTTTGATGCGTTAATCGTTGAACGTGCTGAACCACTAGCGTCAGGGTAAACTAATATTCTGTTTGAAGGATAGCGTCTGAGTAACTCCTGTGCCAACGCATCTGTATCTTTTTGTTTTGATATTTCATCAATAATTACCAGTTTGTCACCATCTCTCACACCAATGACGCAGTTGCAGTTCATCACATTGAAATCTATACCGCAAAGTAAAGTCTCCATCTTGATATCAAACGGTATTTTGTTGATGACATGATGCTCCCTGGAGAACCTATTATAGACCTGTCCGCTTGTGAGGTTGACCCATTGTCCAAGGAGGTAAGCCTTTATCAACTGCGGTGGATAATTTTCATACAAAGATGGAATAAATGTATCAGGTAGATAAGGATTATCAGCCGTCTTTGCCTGGATCAATGCAGTATCAGATTTTCTATTTTTTTCAAAAGTTTCAAATGCCCAGCCATGACCTTCGGGAGTTGTTGTTGCATAGAACTGCTGAACATTACCAGATCTAAGTCTTGCTAGTGCCATATTCATTGCACTCTCCGCATCTCGTTTTGGGATAGTATCTGCCTCGTCAAATCCAACTGCACATAAATTTTGACCTCGCAAGCGTTGATATGTAAGCATTGTCCTTAACAAAATAGTATGTGTTCCTTCTTCCCAAGAAAGTTGATACTCAGGAAGCGGTGATGCTCTGAATGTGTAAGGTATTTGCCATTGATCTAATAATTCATTGAATGTACGAATTAAAATGTCTCTTAACATCGGTGCTGTTGGTTGAAAAACAGCAGATACATGACCGATATTTAGACAGGCAAGCATTACAGCTTTAGAACATAGAGCATATGTTTTACCAGCACCAAAGCCGCAGACAAGAGCTAATTTTCTATGATCCATGTCCTGGCAGAACTTTGCCTGATGAGGAAGTAAACCTTGATAAATTCTTTCTATCGTTTCTTGCGTTGTAGGAAGATTATATGCACCAATCTCATATAAAACTTTTCCAGGTTGAACTGTATCTAAAATGCTCACGAAATAATCTGTGCAAGTCTTGCTGCTGTATTGATTGCACCAAGAGCAATATGCAGATGACCTTTTTCTCTTGCTTCCATTTGTAACGTTGCAGCTTGCGATAAAAGATTCGCTACCATTTCAGGTCTTTCCATATCCCAATCTGCTTTCATCTCGGCTCTAGCTATCTCTAAATACTTGTCAGCTGTTTTAGAACTGACCCCCCAATTTTTGGAAGCATATCTAACGCAATCAGATCTACGGCCACCTCTAGCGATGATCTCGCCAAGCTTGCGTGACCTGATAACAGTTTCTATTTTTGTGCCTTTTTTAGCCATTACTTAGATGTTACACGGAAAAGCGAGAATATGAATATTTATTAATTTTGAGACTCATTTGAGACTGAGCAGGTGTTCCCACGTTCCCGATGTTCCCACCTTTGCACCAAACTTACCTCGCGTTATATTTATCCCTTATATCCCCATAATATACAATATATATATATATATACTATATACTAGGAACATAAGGAACATATATATATATAGTAGTTATAGAGAAGGTTTTGAGCGTTCCCGAAGGTAGGAACAGGGTAGGAACAGTAAGGAACATCAAGTAGATTTTTGAAACCAGACCCATTTCGGTGTTCCCATCACTCTTTTCTTTTTTCGATCATATTTGAGACTCCTTAAGATTTGACTTACGGTCATCATGTCACTTTTTGTTTGTCTTTCGATAGGTTTTTCAATAGCATCTGTTAACAAAACTTCAATAGTAATATCTTTAACTGAGTTTGACGGATCATTCAACCAATGACTTATAACGGATGACCAGGGAGAATCAACCATGTAGGACAAATTTTCTTTTTCAATCTGATGCTCTTCTTCATAAGAAAGAAAATGAGGTTCATTATTTTTGAAGGCATGAATAGCACCTGACCAAAGAGCATCGCGCTCAAGCTGAAGGCCATCAAGATCAATAGATTTTGCAGTGCAGGGAATAACATGAAACCTACGATTTCCTGTGTCATCAATTAATAAACCTGATTCTTTATTACTGCTTCCTACGATAATGCCACGCCTGGGCCATTCTTCCACGGCTTTACCGTAAGGAACTCTAAGGAGATCGGTTGATCTTGATAGAAAAGCCTTTACGACCCCTGCGTGTTTACGGCTTGTGATGCCATCAATTTCAGACCATTCCATTCCCCACGATCTGTGAAGGACGAGAAGATCATCTTTTGAAGAAATATCACCGAGAGCATCTGAGAAGAAAGGGCCGAAGAGAGTTTGCCAGAAAGAAGATTTTTTTATGCCCTGTGACCCCTGCAAGACGGTGGCGGTATCATGTTTACAACCTGGCATATAAACTCTTCTCACTGCATTTATTAAAGTAAGTTTAAGCATGGTGTCATATATTGTCGGCTCGGTAAGGCTTTGATCCTGTGGCCTTAGATATGTTGATGCAAGAGATTCAATGTAAGCTGGTTGGATTTCGTTGTAACAGTGATCAAGATAAAGCTTTACAGGATCATATTCATTTTCATGAGCTACTTTTAGGAGACAATCAACTGCCATTTCTTTTGGCACTTTATAACCAAGCTCTGCTAGGGTGAGATAAAAAATTTCAATATTTTTTATAACTTTGCCATCCATTTCTATTGAATGAGAAAAGGTATTGAATCTGATTTCGTGTTTAAGATTGCGTAAAAAATTTATAAGTTCCTGTGATGTAAGTTGTTCTAATTTACGAGGAACAGGAGTTGATTCTTCTTTTGGTTCTATTGATGTTGGAAAAATGCGTGGTGGTGGAGTCCAACCATCTTCTGAGGCAAACTTCTGGAGAGTACCGAGAGAAACACCTGATGACTTGAAGGATGACCATTTCTTTTCACATTCTCCTGATTTATATTTGCTGTTTTTCTGTGATAACTGTTCCCAATCGAAAAGGAGAGAGTCATCCCCAACTGAATGAGCAGCCATACCAATTTTGACCCATATGTCGTAGTCATCTAAACGGTTTGGATTGATTGATTGAAGAAGAGATCGTGCCTTATCAGTATCTGAGTTAAGGGTTTGTATCTGTGGTGTTTTTTTCTTTTTCGGCTCCATCATCTTTTGGATTATGGCGAAAGGAGCTTCTGCAATTTCAAGATCAGAGGGTGAACGACCATCCATCCACCTATAACCATCAGTTTTTGGATGTTTACCAGATACTATTGATTGTGTACCATTCCACCGCAACTCGATCTGTTCAACAGAACCATCTTCATCTTTTACACCTGTCTGATATTTACGAGTTTTTATCTTTGACCAATACTTTTCTGGAACTTGATAAATTATTTGGAATCTACCAACCCGACCTGATGTAACCATCCATGATGGTGGAAGTGATGATAATGAGAAACCCCATTCACCTAATATTTTTGCAGCTGATGGCCCATCATGATCAAGAAATAATAAACCACCTGAAGGAACACCACAGCAAACACCTATACCTGTTGATCTGTTGGAGGAAATTTCTTTAAATAACTGTGAACGTGTAAGAGGGTTATTTTGCCAATCATTTTGATATGGCCTTTTATTTTGAACGGCAACAAAACCCCAGTGCTTTGGTAAGCGAAATAATTCTTCTTTTGTATCCATTGTTATGCAGCCTGCTCCATTTTTTCAGCAACTATTAATCTGAGTAAACAGGATCTTGATTCAGAACCTTTATTATCATCAAGCCATTTTATCTGACCCTGCGAGAGTTGAATATTGATTGTTTTTAAAATTTGTTCTTGTTCCATACCTAGGGTTGTTTATGTGTAACTATAGGGTAAGATACCACCATATATAGTATGGTCAATGGTTAAATTACGAGACTATCAAAAAGTGGCGAGCAGAAAGTTGACAAGGCTTTGTCAGATTAAGAAATGTGCATATCTAAGTGGCGAATGTAGAACAGGCAAGACGATGGTGGCATTGTCTGTTGTCAGGAATATGGCATTGGAAAAAGTTTTGATTATTACTAAGAAAAAAGCAATACCAAGTATTGAAAGTGATGTAAGAAAGATGAATCTTGAGAAGGTAGTATCCACGACTAACTTTGAACAGTTAAAAAATTTTAAGGGTACAAGTTGGAATATGATTATCGTTGATGAAGCTCATAGTGTTGGTGCATTTCCAAAACCATCTCAACGTTATCAGAATATATTGCAGCTTAGATATAACAGCATTATTCTGATGAGTGGAACACCAAGCCCCGAAAGCTTCAGCCAACTTTATCACCAATGGTCTCTGACACCTTTTTTATGGAGTCATTATCAGAATTTTTACAGGTGGGCGAGTGACTATGTGGATGTAAAGGAGAAAAGAGTTGGTACTGGTATTGTTATTAAAGATTATTCAGATGCAAGACAAAGTAGAATATTGAAGGACATTGAACCTTATACAGTGCAGATGACCCAGAAAGAAGCTGGTTTTACACAGGAGATTGAGGAGGAAGTGCATACGGTGAAGATGTCCAGAAGAACATACAGGTTGGCGTTAAGGATTATAAAAGATGGTGTTATCGGTAGACCTGGAGGAAGATCGGTTGTTGCAGATACAGGTGCAAAGGTTATGAGTAAGTTACGTCAGATCTATAATGGCCATGTAATAACAGAAAGACATGGAGCGATAGTTTTTGATAAAAGTAAGGCTGATTATATAAAAGATAACTTCAGTGGAAGGATTGCCATATTATATTGCTTTATTGCAGAAGGTAAAATGCTGAGAGAATATTTTGGTGATCGTGCAACCGATGATCCAGATATATTTAATGCCGTAAGCGATTCTGTTTTTATCGGTCAGGTCAAGAGTTGCAGAGAAGGAGTTAATCTGAGCAGTGCCGATCACTTAATTTTTTTAGGGATAGATTATTCTGCACTTAGTTATTTGCAGGGTAGGGAAAGAGCAAGTTTTCTTGGCAGGGATAGAAAAAATAAAATACATTATATTTTTGCAGAGAAGGGAATCGAGCCAAAAGTATATGATGTTGTTAAATTAAAGGAAAGCTACACGATCAATCATTATAGAAATGACAGAGGCTCAATATCAGAAGAAGCTGATCGACAGGCACGAGAAAGAAGGATGGACAGTTATCAAGTTAATTATGTGCAACAAAGCTGGTTTACCTGACTTGATATGTATGAAACCAGATGAGGTTAAGTTTATTGAGGTCAAAGGTCCGAAGGGAAGATTGAGCGAGATCCAGAAATATAGAATTGAGGAGTTGAAAGAAAAGGGATTTGATGTAAAAGTAATGAAACCTTGTTGACAGTTGTTGAAGGTAGATGTAATATAAAAGTAAATCAACCCCATTCAAATGAAAATTATCAAAAGAAGAGGTAAGAAAAAACTTTATCGTCAGTTCCAAATGGAGTTACCTCAAACTGTTCGTGAAGAAATCGACAGAATGATTAAAGACCATATTATGGGAACTGAAATATGGGATAACAAACATTTCTGTAATGCTTATTGGAACATTACATTACACCTACAACCTTGGGAGGATTAGCAAAATGAATAAAAAAAAATTTTCCTTTAAAAAAGATGTTGAAGAATTGAAAGAAATAGTACAACAATTAAATAAAAGTTTTTTTTCAATTAAAGAAACTGTTGATCAATTAAGAATTGATTTTGACTTAGCCCAAGAACAAAATCCGTTTAATGTTAATGTCTGGCTCAAGCCATCTGAACTTGCTGCCATTTTAAAAATTAGTAATTCAACAGTTACTAAATGGAGAAACGAGGGTTTATTTAAAAAGACCTCTGTTAAAAAAATGGCTAGAGGAAAAAGAACAGATTTTTATTATCACCGCATTAATGCAATAAAAGATGTTTCATTAATCAAACCAATTCAAATTTTAACTAATAAGAAAACACTCAATCATTATGGAGGCTAAGTAAATGAAAAAACTTAAATTACTTGATACTTTCAGTGGTATAGGAGGATTTTCTTATGCTGCTGAAAAACTTGTTGGCGGTTTTGAAACTACACAATTTGTTGAAAATGATCCATACTGTCAAAAAGTATTAAAAAAACACTGGCCAAACGTACCTATTCACGATGACATCAGAACATTTACAGCAGAGCCTTTTCAATTTGACGCAGTTTGCGGAGGATTTCCGTGCCAGGACATCAGTACAGCAGGCCGAGGCAAAGGCATCACGAAAGAAACCAGATCAGGTCTTTTTTACGAACTCATCAGAATCGTACGCATGGTACGACCCAAATACGTCATCTTGGAAAACGTGGCAGCGATCCTTAATAACGGATTGGACATCGTTCTCGGAGAGCTTTCCGAAGCAGGGTACGATGCGGAATGGGCAGTTATATCTGCAAGTTCACTGGGAGCCTGTCACCAGCGTTCGAGATGGTTCTGTGTTGCCTACCCCAATAGCAAGCAAAGCAGTGGAACAAAGAACCAGATTCAATCAGGGAGGATATTCTCTTCGAGCAGCATTAGATCGGGAAATGTTGCCTACCCCAACAACAATGGATCATTTGCCACAGAGAAGTCCCGAAGCGCTGAAAAGACAGATGGAGGGGCCGAGGAAAGGCAGAACGAAACTTGCCAATCTCAGAGAGGCAGTGAATCCAGAGACACAAAAACTATTCAACTCAATGCTACCGACCCCGACAGCCTCAGAACACAAAGCAAGAATTACAAACCAAACAACGCAAGCTGGAAAATGCCTATCAGCGATGGCAAGACGAAACGAACTCTCAACCCCAACTGGAGAGGATATGTTTCTAAATGCGTCATTCGTAGAGGAGATGATGGGTTACGAGGTCGGATGGACAGACTTAAAGCATTAGGAAATTCCGTTGTGCCACAGGTAGCTGCTATACCACTGCAAAGAGTGAAAGATATACATGAGCAGTTGACAAGTGTTGACCGTTAGTTATTATTAAAAAGCCCCTGAAAACCAACCCCATGAAACATTTATTTCTTTACATCTGTATTTTTGGCATAGGATATTTTGCACTTACAGATTCATTACTTCAATCTACCAAGATAGATTGTTTTACATATAATGTCGAGGCTGCCTGCCAGGAGCTTGCCAGAAAATGATGAGTGAATATGATCTTGGTTTGCGCTTCCATAAACAACCGAGGAAGAAGCGACCAACCCCTGAACGCTCCGACCTCGGCAACCCAATTTTAACCATGACCGATAAAGAAATCTTCAATACATTTGCATCTGTTATTGATTCTCCAGACGCATCACCTTTTCTAAAGAGACTTGCACAGGCTGGTCTTGTTGCGATGCCACAGGACAAGGCACTTATTTTGAAAACATGGCCTCGGATAATGATGCAATATGGCCCTCACACAAAGAGGTACTCAGACTCATGACAACAGGATCAATTCAAATTTCAAACGAAAACTACCATGCTGATGATGCGATCTCAGCATCCATGAAAAAAGTAATGGTAAAGCATGGCCCTAAGGCATACTGGAACTCTTTTCTTAATCCTGACAGGCCAGAACATAAACCGACAAGTGCAATGCTCTTGGGAACATTAACTCATTGTGCAGTTTTAGAGCCTGATGAACTGACAAAAAGGTTTGTTGCAGTATCATCCAGGACAACCAAGAAAGGCAAAGAGGAGGCAAAAGAAGCTGAAGCAAAAGGTCTTACGGCTGTCACTGAAGCTGATATGGAAAATGCGATCAAGATGAGAGATGCTGTGTTTTCAGAACCTCATGCCAAGAAGTTACTTAGCTTTGGTATTGCAGAGAAATCATATTGGTGGGATGACAAGGCTACTGGTTTGACCTGTAAGTGCCGACCTGATTGGCTTAACAAAGATATTATTGTAGATCTTAAAACAAGTAGATCAGGAGCAAACCCTAGAGACTTTGCAAAAGCAGTGGCAAATTTTACCTACCATTTGCAGGCGAAACATTATCTCAATGGCATTCCATCAGCAAAGAGATTTATCTTTCTTGTGGTGCAATCTGAATATCCATTTGATGTCGGGTTATGGGAGTTGGATGATGATGCCTTGAAAGAAGGCCAAAAATTGTCCAGGGAAGCTTTGGACAAGATTGCCGAATGTCGCCTGCTTGATGATTGGCCAAGCTGGTGTCAAACAGGAGTTCAATCTTTATCCTTGCCCCGATGGGCATTTTCAACCCCTTTAGAAAAATGAGTTTTACACAAAAACAGGTTGAGTTACTACAACAACCTATCGACAAAAAAAATGTAGAAACAAGAGATGGCAACAGAGATGGTACATTGCAACTATCTTATGTCGAGGGATGGCACGTTATAAACGAGGCCAATCGTATATTTGGTTTTGATGGATGGTCTTGCGAAACTATAGAAACAACTATGGTCAATGCAGAACCCGACAATGTTACTTATACGGCAAAAGTAAGAATTACTGTTGGTAATGTAGTAAGAGAAGGCACAGGAGCAGGGCATGGTAATACAAAACAAGGTATCGGTATCAATATTGAATCTGCAATAAAGGAAGCGGAAACTGATGCAAAAAAACGTGCATTGATGAGTTTTGGAAATCAATTTGGCCTGTCTTTATATGATAAAGACAAGGCATGGTCTAAAACTGAGGACAGCAAACCAGCTACCACCTCCAGTGATAAACCGATTGACAGATCCGAAAGTGAAAAGTTCATCAAAGAATGTGAAGCCTTTATTAATAAACCAGCTAATAAAACCAAGCTGGGGATATTAAAGAAAAACATTTCCAAACGATATGAAGCTAAAACTATTAGTGAAGATCAAAGAGATGGATTACTGACACTTATTTTAGAGAAGGAGGATTCATGAATGAACTGATCACATCAGATCAACTGGCTGAAGAGCTTGGTGTAAAACCTCAAACTGTGCGACTTTGGCGAACCAAAACTCGCAAGGGTCATCCCAGTGGCCCGAAATGGATTGTCATTCTTAACAACACTATTCGGTATAACCGAGAAGATATTGAGGATTGGCAAAACAAAACTAACAACCCTAACTAACTAATTCAAATGGAATCAGCATTTACAGCACGTTTCAAATTTATTGCAAACAGAAAGAAAAAAAGCGGAAACGATTGTGACCGTTATTTATTGATTGACTACACTCCAGAAGAGGCAAGAAAGGCAGCCAAGTGGCTTATCGCTCAAGCTGATGCCTGCGATACTCCAGGAGGATCTACTATCAGAAAATATAGCTCTAGAACAGACTATGAAGAAATCCCTGGGTTTACCATCTTTGGCAGCCAATGGTCTATTGATCCACATTCTGAGGAAGAATGGGTTGATGGCCGTGGCACGATAGCACCGAGAGCCTAACTTTATATGGGGCATTATGCCCCTTTTTTATTTATGGAGCAAAAAATGACTATAACACCAATTCCAACTGTAGTAAATGGCATCAAATTTCGATCAAGACTTGAAGCTAGATGGTCAATTTTTTTTGATGGTTTAAATTTAAAATGGTATTACGAATATCAAGGTTTTAAAATTAATGATGTTTGGTACGTTCCAGATTTTTTAATTATTACACCTAGCAATGAACAACATTGGATAGAGATAAAACCATTTAATGAAACATATAATTTGAAATATGATTTATTTAAAAAATCTATAAATGGAAGATGCTCTTTGCTTTCGGGTGATCCTCTAGATTATTTATTATATAAACATGAACCTTATATGCCATGCCCAAGATGTGGAAATTGGCTCGAATATCAAGACTTTCATTATTCAGGTTGGGGCGGTAAAGGTCATGGTGTTTTTTGTAATTACTGTGATGAAGAAACTCCTTATGGCCGAGATAATCCCAAGCAAACAGATGGAATATTATCTATGGAGTATGAACCATACAAAGGAATCTTGGTTTATAAAAAAGAGGATATGGAATTTTATGAAGATTTTGTTTGGGATATTGCAAGAAAAGTAAGGAGACTTAGGTTAAATTAATTTTTATGAAAAATAAAGACCTGATCAAAAATTATTATGACCAGCTTGCAGAATTACAGAAACAATACTGGTTTGAAGGTATGGAAACCAAGGAATATTGTGTAAGATATGATGCTATAAATAAAAGGATAGCGGAACTAGAAAATGAGTGATTCAAAAAAACTTAGAAAGTTGAAAGAAATCAGACGTAAAAACTTAGAAAGAAACCTACTAGATGTTCAGCTAAAAGGACAGGATCATTATGTGTTCATCAATGAAAGAAATAAGGCACAGGTTGTTAATAAAGATGGGGCATGGATTACTGAACACATCAAAACATCAATACTGAAGTTTAATTATGAAATTGATAAGATTGAAAAGATGTTGGTAAAAGATTTTACAAAAGAAGAACTTAAGGAATACGAAAAAAGCTTTTCAAAGGATTCTTAGGTTTTCTTTGCCTCATTTCTACTACAACACGATTTGCTTCTAGCTCTATAAGCCTGTTTAATATTGAGGCCATAAAAATATCCTGATCAAACTTTTTTCTGACTAGGTGAGTGCAATATCTTTTTATATCAACCAAATCATCAGCTTTCATTATTTCCCTGCATTGCATTTCTATCTCCAGTTCCAATTCAGGAGGTGCTGGTTCTATATTTATGTTGAGAAATTTAGTTATTTTCATTTTACTGGAAATAATTTTTCTTCAATCATCTTGACGATGGCATCATCAACGTCATTATCTGACTTGGCACTTAAGTCTTTTAAAAGTGACAAACAGGCTTTGCGTAGCGATTCACTCTTGCCGAACTTGATGAGCAGATTGATTAGAAACTTTGACATTGGTTTTTTTGTGTTACTTTCCAAACATACCAATAATTGCTAGATTTGGCACATAGCTGTTTGTTAAGCAGTGGTCAATGCTTAGAGATACCCACAGGCAGCTTTTTTAATATGGAAGAAGAAGAAAAAGAAAGTAAAGATTATTTCGGACACGCAATCCGATTTATTATTCTTTGCTGGGCTTTGTCAGTTATGACTCTTGGATACATGGAAAGAATCAGGCTTGACACTTTTGCAGCAGGCCTCGTTGGGAATATCGCATCTTCTTATGGGATAGCTGTGAAGGGTAAAAATAACAACACAAAAAAATCAGTTATAGTAGATAATAAGAACAACAAAGTTGGTATCAAATGAAAAGACTACTGCCTTTTATATTTCTTGTATCTGCGCCAGCTTATGCGGACATCAATCACTCAATCCAGAATGTTGTCTCGGTCAGTACATTAGGAGCAAGTTCAACAAGTAATCGGGTGGGTACGACCTTTTCTGCATCAGGTACAAACGTAACACCAAAAGCAAATACAGTAACAGATGCTATTGGAACTCTTGATCTTACTGACGCTGCAATAACTAATGGCGTTCCTACGATTGACTATACAACTTCTTACTCAGTTACAAATAATGGGGATGCATGGTCTGTGTCAGAAAGCTATATTCAAGGAGATTCTATCCCTACAAGTTTTTTAGCCACAACGGTTACTAATGGTGTTGTACCAGCTTTACCAATATTTGGAGATACCACAACTGTGAGTGGTGGAGATATTGGCACTACAGCCATGACAATGGATTCTGGAGGTGCGATGACAGTTAACTTATCTGCTACAGGAGCAGGGGTTACAGCCCAGATGTCAAGCACTATAAAACTTGAAATTGATTGATGAAATGGCTGGTAATATTTTTATTTGGCATACCTAGTGCTTATGCAGGGGGTATTACTCCATCGTTCTCTACAGGCCAGATGGAATCTTCAAGCTCCAGCAAGACCATTATTGTGGAGACCATTGTTACAGAAAACTACCGCACAGGTTACTCATACAGTTTGCAAGGAAATAATATACAAGTTAAAGAAGGAACAGTTATATCACCTGATGCAACCTATACAAACACACAGACAGTTAATGGAGTTTCATTCAAATGGGTAACTCCAGATTTACCGACAAAACCTCAATGGGAGATCAAAGATGCAGGCGAAGCTTTCAGCATAACGGAGAATTTTCTTGCTCCAGGACTAGATGCAACAAGCACTATTCAGCGCACCATAAATACAGAAAGTCAAAGCACAAGCTTATCAATTTTTTCAAATTAAGTTTACTTCTATTATTATATTCGCCGAAAACCATTGCAAATACTGTTAGTTCCCCATCAGCATCAAGTTCTGGTACGGTGATCAATAACGGCTATCAAACTATAAATGGAGGCTTCCCAACGATGACTTATGGAGGAAATATTCAGTGCCAGCAACCGACATTAGCCTTTACACCATTTGTAACCAAAGGGGAAAACTACAGTACACCTAGAATTACCACAACTAAAACTAATATTTATGATCTTGCAGAGGATGCTTCGGGTAATTTAGTAAATCCAGGCAAAATTTTATATCAAAGTGAACAGCCAAGGATAGATCAATCAACTCATAATTTTAATTATGGTTTCACCATCAGCTTGCAGATACCATTGGGAGAGGGATCTGATCTTTGCGTCAAGGCTGCTGAAAACCAGATAAAAGGACAGGAATTTGCATTACAGAAGGCACGTTTAGAGGCCAATCTGGCAAGGATGAAGGTATGTGCGGAGCAGTTTAAGCTTGGTGTAAAGCTGATAAATGAAGATGCGGTAGCGTGTAAAAACGTAGTATTAACAACAATTCCCAATCAGGTATTACCGCATACTCACGAGATAAAAACTAAGTAGATTTTTATTTTTTCTTTGTCAGTTGTTTTTTTATCTTTTTAAATATTTCAGAAATCACCTTTTTTATTACAGGAGCCAAAAGCGCAGACCCACCAGCAACCACACCGATAACAGCAGTAGAAATGAGTGCTTGAGGTGTACCAGTAAAGCTCTCTCTGAATGGTACTTTTTCCCAGACTCCGACACAAGTAATACCATCTGAAGGGGATCTTTCCCATTTTACCAATCTTTCAATTCTAAGATCATTTCTGTAATCTCCAGGTCTAAATTGTGGGTTTTTAGGTGGGCAAGGTTCATATACTACTTTCTTATCTTTCTTAGGTTTTGGTTGTGCTAAGTTTGTATCTTTTTGAGTTGGCGCAGTATTAACAGGGACAGGTTCTGTATCTATTATTTGTGCAGGGTCATATCTCATCGGAGTATATGATGGGATTTCACCGTTTGGACATACAGTATATGTGCCACGTTTATCTGATATTAGTAATGATGGATTGCGTGTAATTTCTAGGTCACGATGATATAAATAACAGCCAGGCAACTTGCCTTCTAGTTTTGGTTTTGTAAAATATGGAGCATCAGGAATATCTATTGTTGGTAGTTTTATCTCAGGTATCTTTATTTCACTCATCTTTATCTACATCACCTATAGAAATAGACCAACCATCTTCTCCAAACTTACCTTTTTCAACAATTCTAGGTTTTGTCATTTTTGCATCCATATCATTATGATATTTTTTTATCTCATCATCTAATTCAAGTTGTAGTTTTTTTATTCTTATCCAGGACACAAGTTTATCAATATAATATTTTATTAATTTTTTAAAAAATCCAAAGATCATTTGATGATTGGCATTGAAGGCCCTGTTACTTTTGGTAATTCCTGATCTAATACTTTTGGCATCATTCCAGACACGTTATCAAGCACCTCATTCATTACTCTAGCCTTGAACTGCTCAGAGGTTACAAATCTGAAGGCGTAATACGAACCGCCCAACATTGACAAGGTAAGGAATAGAGACAACAATGAAGCTATCTGACAAATCTTTTGAAACATAATGCTGAAAGAAATCCTGTTGAAATTGGCAATGCCTTTAACTTTGATGACATTTTGCCTTGTGGTTTCATTAGCTCCACTCTATCTAATTGGTGGAATTATGACCAAACAAATGCACGAAAAAGTAAAATTTTAAAATTTACCAAGGTACACCCGAAGTCTTAGTAGGTGTTTTTGATTCTGTTATCTGTGCAGCAATACTTGTTTCAATGGATGTCACTTCATCAGAACCTATTGCAGCTTTAGCCCATGCGATAGCATTTGCTTTTGTTATATCTGCATAAGCAGTAAAAGATCCAGAATCAGCTTCTGCAAGTCCTACAGAGCCATAAGCAGAACCGCTATGAACTACAGCAGAATCGCCAGTGCCAACAGTTTCAGAGTCACTAGCAGTCCAGTGAACAGTTGTAACAACATCAGATAAAGAACCTACAGTTTTTGTTGCATCTAAAGAAACAACATCCCAGGTAACAGCCATGATAATAAATGTTTAGTTTTATTTTACTTGGATTCTACCGTCTGAACAACATCACTAAGTTTTTCAAGTTGTTTTAATGCACCCTGATCTTCCATGATTGGTTGCATTAATTGTTGTGCCTCTGCTTGTTTTTCTTGAATTTCTCTTTGTAAAACTTGTAATTTTGCAATATTTAAATCTAGACGAGTTTTTGTTTCGTCATAAAGTTCTTGTGGTGTTGCCATAAAATTTATTTAAGTTATCCAATTATACTAAGCAGCCTCAAGGGTTTCAACTTTTGTGATTAATTCTTGTACAGCAGCTACAAGTAAAGGCACAAGTTTAGCTTGATCTATTTGTTGATAAATTGGATCGCCTTTTTTAGCTTCTCTTGAATCTTCAGTTGCCACTTCATCTTTAGTTCCTGTTATTGCTTCTGGAACTGCTGTTACTTCATGTGCAAAGAAACCATCTACTATTGTGCTTGTATCGCTTTTAAAATTAAATCTATATGGTTTAAGTGTTTTTAATCTAGTAATTCCATCTGAAATTGAAACTGCATTTTCTTTTAATCTATAGTCAGAAGAAGTGTTATACGCTGTTGATGATGTATTAACTTGAATAGAACCAACGATAGAACCATTGCTATCAAATCTAACCCTGTATGCCCCACCAGATGTATCATTGTCAAAATGTAATTGCGAATCGGTATTACTAGTTGCTGTATTTACTTGTCTAATACCGCCAACTACATCTAATTTAACAGCAGGGCTTGTTGTACCTATACCTACGTTTCCAGCATTATCAGCAATAAGGACATTATTATTACTACTTTCAAAAAGAACATGATTATTAGATGTAGTGCCTATTGCAAAACGACCATTTGAATTGATTGATCTAATATCAAATTGTTGCCCTGATCCACCTGTACTAATTAAACTTAATTTAGCAGTGTCACTAGCCTTAGTTATCGTTACATCACCAGTAATGTGCAATTTTGTTGATGGACTTGTTGTACCTATACCAACTCTTCCAGAAGAATCTATACGCATACGTTCTGTAGGACTAGCAGCACCATCGGCAGTTGTTTGAAATACTAATCTTCCCGGCATATCATCAGAGCCGGGTGTCCCATCTATTTGCGCTCTTATTTCTGCACAAAAATTGTCAAAATTATTTCCGTCACTACCATAAAATCTAATTTTCCCTACTTCATCTCCATCTTGAACTATGGTCTGACTACCAACAGTTCCATTTCGAGACATTCCAAGAGATAAGCAAGCACCACTTGAACCATTAGCGTATCTTCCTATAAAAAGTGTAGAATCGGCAAAATTACCTCCATGTATTTGAACACGATTATCATTACCTGATGCTGTAACACTACTAGAGTGACCTATAAGTAGATCCCCAGCCGAATCTATACGCATACTTTCACTAGCTGATGTTGTAAATATCATATTATTGCTTGAATGATCATATTCAATCATTCCAACATCGGCATCATCTGGGTCGCCTAAAGCGATTATAGATTTTGCATTAGATGCACCAATTATTGCAACACCGCAATTTCCATTTTTACTTACAAGCAAAGGTAAACTAGAACTTATTGTGCCAACTGTTTGTCCATCAGTACCAGCGACATGAAACAATGCTGATGGGGCATCTTCATTTATTCCAATCCGATCAGTTCCAGCGTTAAGATAAAACAAATTAACTTTTGAGTCACCTTCAATTCTAAAATCTACATCAGCACCATCTTCATTAAATACTGTTGTAGCTCCTAACTCCATCCTTTCAACACCACCAGTTGCAACATTGAAAGTATCAGCAGCAGAACTGTAGACTCCTGTGTTGAGGTCGTCCCTGAAACTGAGTGCGGGAGTACTCGCAGAGCCATCTTCAAGAGTTAACGTGCCATCAAGCTGTAAAAGTTCTACCCAATCATTGTTGCTGGAGTTTCTTATTTTAAGAACACCGTTGGTGGTATCAGCCCACCACATATAAGCTGCTGTGGTACTAGGAGCAGAAGAACTACTGTTATTTGTAAGTATTGCTTGCAGCACATTATTAATATCAGCCCTTACGTTAGCTCCTGTGGAGTTATCTATAACATAATCGTGAGTAGCCATTACCTAATCCAATTTTTTATCTAAGTATATCCTAATCTAAAACTAACTACCACGCCCAAAACCTACGGCAGTATAACTGAATGTTTTATCTTGAACAGCATTTCCAGCATTAAGAAACTTAATATTGAAACCAGTGCCACTAATACTTGTGATTTCAAACCTATCTGTTCCGCCAAGATCATTTGCAGTGATACCAATACTTGGTAACTGTGTGCCTGCCCCGACACTTGTTCCAGCCTGACCTGTGAAGAATGTCTGATCAAAGGTAATATCAAGACCAGATGATGATGTACCCGAAGAGATATTTGATCTCTGCTCTGTTCTTCTATCCAGTTCGGCTGTATACCCTAGCTGGTCTATCTCTATGGATTGTGCAGGGTCATCACTATCCATTTCACATCTGAATTTAAAACCACGACCTACATAAGTACCATTTACAAAGGGATTAAATCTTGAAAAGTTTGCTCCATAAGTGCATGATGTTCCGCTTGATATGGTCGCACTTGTGGCAGATGTAACGGTAAAAGTATTTGCACTTGGAACTGTAATTATTTCATAATTACCATCTGTGGCAGATCCAGCTGTAAAATCAATCACAACAAAATCACCTACAGAATATCCGTGTGATGTTTTTGTAATTGTTATCGTTGTGCCACTCTGTTCGTAGGTGGCTGAAACTGATAAATCGGGGTCTAAATCTGTGGTGGCTACTAATAATGAAGCACCGACATTGAATGCAGTGGCAGCATCAAAATCTGTCCAAGTGTCAATATTTGCTGATCTTTTATCTATCAGATCATTTGGATAAAAACCCTGCGTCACAAAATGTCTGCGTAATCTTAATGGTTGCTTACCACCTAAATCCAAAGTACTTGCAAACTCATATGAACCACCAGTAATATCAACAGCACCGATGAAATCAAAATCAGCAATACTGTCAAAATCTGCTTCATCATCAAGTGTAACTAAAGAACCAAGAACAAGACCATTAACATCATCTGAAAAGAAACAATCTACTTTCGCTCCAGCAAAAGGTGGTGAATCTGTATCTTCTCTATCTGTAAAAACTGTTAATTTTGGTAAAGGATCAGGACTTGTAACTAAAACTGATGTTTCACCTTCACTAAGCCTGCCACCATCATCTCTGAATTTTAAAATATATTCTCCCTCAACAATATTTGGAACAATCGTCTCATTGATAGACCCTGGAAGTGCAGGGATTACATCAACGGCATTGGTAAAAGTACCAGTGCCATCAGTGAGGTTTGACGATCTGACTACCACGTTGCCACCATGCACCACATCAACATCTGTAGATTTATCAAAACGTAATCTCACAAACTGATCTGATATTGGTTCTATCCGTAAGTTCTGAACATCTGCTGGCCTTGCAGTTTTACCAACTGTTGTAAATGATGTTGTTGTAGGAGTAATGCTTGGTTTTCCTAATGCGTTATAACTGAACACTCTGATTTCATAAGAACCTAGCAATGTTTCAAAAATTGTGAAATCTGGTCTTGTTATTCTTTCTGAAATAAAGTTTTCATTTTTAAATCTATATTGAATCATATATTCAGTCACACCAGATACAGGTTGCCATTGAATAAATAATTTTGACACAGCACGATTATTTAATACAACGATCTGTTCAGTAGCACTTAAACCGCTGGGTGAGGGTTTTAATGCACTTAAAGTAGTAAATGTTTTAGTTTGTAATGTTGATCCATCTTCAACATTTGCGTATTTTGAGGGGTTATGAGCGACAGCCTGTATTTCATATTCAAGTTGATTAACCTCTTTTACTGAGAAAACTCTAAAAGTTTGAAGTGATAAAGAAGCATTTTCAATTACCCAGACAGAGTTTGCTTGAGGGACAGAGGAGAAAGCAGAAGAAACAGTGATAGTAGTTCCAGAAATAGTTGAAATTGATTTTGTCTCAAGCGTACCGTCTGACAATATGACAGATAGTGTTGCTGAGTCAGAGGTTACTAAATCAGTATTATTAGAATCATCTACTATTATCTGAGTTGTTGAAACTCCTGTTTTAATTCTTCCACCTCTTCGGACTCCAGCCCTCATAGGATCTTGAACAGATATTATTGTTCCTACTCTGACTATTGTTCCTGATTCTATAGATGTTTTAAAAGAAACTATCTCAGCTTCATTTGATTGCGTGTACAAAAACCACTTACCAAGTCTGGCAGCTTGTCCTCTGGAAGTTGTAGCAAATCCTTTTAAATTGCGAACAACAACACCATATTTGGCTTGTAATGCAGTATCTTCAACAGTTTCATAATCTATCTGTTGTGTTTCATTGTCAAAATATCCAACATTAACAACAGTTGCTTTTGTTGATTTACTTGCATTTGAATAAGAAAATCCTTCTGCTGTTATATTGCTGAGATTGTAGATATAGCTTGGATCTGTGGGTCGATCTTGAGATATATTTATGACTCCCGCACTATAAAATGGCATTACTCTCATTACTGAACAAAGGTCATTTATTAACGAATATGCGTCACGCTGAGTATTTAAAACCACATTTGTTGAAAACCTTGCCTCAGTATTTCCAGTTCCTGTCATGTCATCTACTTGCTCTGAACAATAGACTGAAGCCGAATAAAAACTAAAAACATCTAATTGTGAACTGTCTATATGATCTCCAAAACCTTTTGATGTAGTTAACAGGTCATACAAAACCCATGCTGGATCATTGGAATATTCTTTATCAGTTTTAAAAGTTCCATTAAAAGTACCTGTATAAGAAATAGAACCATCAGCCCTGACAGTACCATTGTGCGGTATGGAGATAAGGGTTCCCCTGACCCTATACATACGGGAAGGGACGGAAGGAAAGGTCTCAGCATCAAAGCGTAGTGCAGCATGAGCCGAGTTTGCGTAAGATCTTGATTCATTTATGATTTCTGTAAAAGATGACCATTGGAATGAATCGTTCAACAATGAATCTGTGCTGTCATCAGTAGTTCTATTTACCCTAATAGTTACAGGAAAGCTAGTCCCAGAGGGTAGACTTATTTTGTAATCTCTAAAATAAGTACTTGCTGCTCTACCTTTTACAGTGTCTGTTATCACTGTTTGAGTTGTACCATCATTTTCTATTGTTTGAATCGTTAGGGCTACCTCTGCTCCATTTATATCTCCATTATCCTCAAATTTTTGCAGTTGCGGAAAAGCAATAGTTACTCTAACAGCATCAATATTTGTATCTGATATTGACCTTGAAACAGGAGTATCTTTAGTAACTGTTACACCAACAGCAGTTTCAGATTCACTTTCAGTAATACCAGCAATTGCAGTTTGGTCTGAAGTACCAAAACGAGGCTCAAAAGTTACATTTTGAAAATTGAAATCGGTATCATCTGGACTTGTACCAGCAGATTGTTGTAAAACTTGAGTCCCATTAAGAAATACATCTTTGAGAGCAGAAATATCATATTCAGTCGAACCTTTGGAACCAGTAGCAGAGGGAAATCCTGAAATTACACCCTCCCCTAATAAATCAATCAGGGTCTGAAACTGCTTTGAAGCAAGAGTATTTTTTGGTAAATCGGGATTTGTTAAACCAAAAACACCAGCATTTGCTTCAATAACAGCTTGAATTATTCCAGAACCGAAAAAAGGCATTACGCAGTACCCTCCACTTGAACAGTATCAATACCAGAACTAATAACAATAGATCCAGTAAACACTTCTCCATAAATTATTGGCACTGGTACTCCAGCCCTTGTGGTGTTAGTAATTGAATTAAAACCAAAATTTGCCTGTACGTTTGGATCATTGTCTGAGAGAGTATCAGCAGCATTGAAATTAGAAACTTTTGGAGTTGGTGCAATGATACTTGTAACTCCATCAACAATTAAAGATGTACCAATAGCACTTAAAGCAGTGCTGGCTACAGTTGCAAGTAATGTGCTACCGAGTAAAGTAGTACCAATAGCTGCACTTGCAGCAGAAGCTCCAATTCCAGCAACTATAGGTATCAAAAAACCTGATCCACAAGCAACAGGAATTATTTTTATATCTCCATCACTTTTAATTTCTAATAAATCCTCTGTTATCTCTAAATCACCCATTTTTACCTTATATAATTGATTTGCCATATGGTTTTCTACCTCTGGAAAGTTTGCAAGCAAAAAAGCAAAAGCCTGTCTAGGATTATTAGCAGCAACTTCAAAATGTGATTGGCCTAAAAATTGTCTAAGCCTCCCATAAACTGTTAGTTTTCTAAGCTGCATATCTAAAAACTTTTTTTGTTGCTTGTATATATCTTAAATCATATATCTCTCTGCAACTCAACTGTTTTATATTGTGGTGAAAAATAGTTTGATTGCCAATATACAAAGCAACATGATTTAATTTTTGTTTTATTCCCTCCATCAATAAAACATCATTTTCTTGTATTTCATTTTTATCTACTTCTTTAAAATTTGCATCTTTTAAAATTTTTTCAAAATGCGGATTATCAATAAACTTTTTTAAAGTTTGTGGCCTATAACAAGATCCTAAATTGATATTTAATTTTTCTCTATAAAAATCTACTATTAAACTCCAGCAATCATGTTTTCCCCAGATCCAAGTCCTACCAAATAAACCAGACTTATATCCACTAGGCTTAAAACTATGCCAATCTTTATTCTCAACACTATAAATATAAAAAGGTAAACCCAAATGTTCACAAGATGCCTTGTCAGCTTCAGATGGAAAAGATGGGCCATAAGTATGAGAATGAACTATGCCTATAAGTTCTCCTTGATCTTCACACTCAGCCCATGAGTCAGGACACATTACAAAGTATTCGTCAGGTGCTTCTGACAAGTTCTTACAAGGCCAAAAAGTTTCCTTGCCCTTAATTATGGCTAACAAACCGCAACACTCTTTAGGAAGGCACTCAACAGCATATTCAGCAGCTTTATCTTTCCAAGTCATTTAAAAGTACCAACAGAAGGAAAGTCTTTTCTTGTTACTTGTCTTTTTGGCGCACGAATATTCTCAAGATCAAGAGCAGAAACACATTCAAACTGTACAACTTCTCTATTTTCTAAAGTTTTTTTATCAATAAAATAGATTTCTTGTGGTAATTCAGTTGTACTTGATGGAGTCCCGAAAGGATTTTGATTTGAAGGGAAGTTTGCAGCGTCAAGAAACTGAGCCATTGTTCTATGCCTGATCAATTTTGCTCCCTGTAAATCATTGAATGGAGTTGTAGCATTAACTGTTGCCATTAATGCTGTGATACTTCCTAAAACATTTGATACAGTTAGTGTTGGTCTAGGTAAAGTACCCCTGCCTACATACTCAAAGCCCTCTGCTATCACTGGAAATTTTGTATATGTATTTCCCTGCCAGATAATATTTGCATTACTGTTCATGCCAACACCAGAATGAAACCTAGTGACATCTGTTGATCCATGTAGAGCAGAAACTAAAGTTATTGAATAAAGTTCAATAATAGATTTATTAGAAAGTGATTGTAGTTCTGCTGTAGGTATTGCCATTAGGGTTCAAAAACTTCTCTAAAGGTACAATTTAAAGTTGCTCTGTTGTTGTAAGGTATTGTTTTTGTCCAAGATTGACAAACATATTGACCAGCACCAGATAATGTGACTGTGACATTACCGCTATTTGTACCAGATGAGGCTGCTGTGACAGTAAAGGTGTCTACTGTAGGAGTTGTAGCAATAACAAAGTCTCCATCAGTAGCAGATCCAGAAGTGTAGTCAATAGTTACAACATCACCGATAGCAAGACCATGATTTGTAATTGTTATGGTCACTGTTGCACTACTTGATTGTGAATAAGTCCCTGTTTGAGAGCTTCCTTCTGCTGGTGGTGTAAATGTAAAACTTGCCTGATCATTTACTCTACTTCTTAAAAATCCTTCTATTACATCAGCTTCCGTTTCTGACACATTAAAAGTAAGATCATATACTTTAGGGTCTTGAGTCAAAGGCAAGCCAAACAAAGCCCTAAACTCATATCCATCACCGAAAGAAGTTGTTCTTATTCTTGGTGAGCTTGTTTTTCTCATTCCGTAGGTCGGAGAGATAGAAGGAAAGGTTGCCATTTATCTAGTTAATAAACCCCCAGCACGTTTTTCTTTGATAAGTTGAGCCTGAACAGCCTGACCAATCACTTGTCCAAGTGCGTTTGCGTCAGCATTATTACCAGAAACAGATGAGCTAGAGGCATCTACATTTACAGTAACTAAATTTGTGGTAGTGCCGCCACCTTTTCCGATTGCACTGTTTGGAATGATATTGCCACCTTTAGAACCCATCTGTAGTATTTCTGGACCACGTTCACCCACAACGAAAGCACCACCAGCAGATACTCTTCCACCTCTTTCTTTCTTACCACCAAACAGACCACCCAAGAATCCACCAATTTTGCCTCCTATACCAGACACAGCCTTTTGTATAGCAAGTTCAATAAGTTGACGCTTAAGGTTGTTTAATACACTTGTTGCCGCATCTGCAAGAGATTTTGTACCCATAACAGCGTCAGTTAAATTTGTAACAATACCTCTTTCAATATCTTCTCCTATTTTCATAAATTTGCCCTGTAGTTCTTCTGCCTCTTTCTTTGCCTTTTTTTCAGCTTCAGTAATTTGATCAACAGAGGTTTTTATCTTGCCATTTGTAGCTACTATTTTATTTTTTGCATCAATTTGTTTGTTATTTTCTTCAGTAATTTGTCTTTCAACACCACTAAACTCAATAACAGTATTTTTTAATTCTTCAGCTTTTTCTTTAGCACCTTTGAGAAAATCTTTTCCAAAATCTTTTATTCCTTTTATTTTGAGGTCAATCGGTGGCAACTCAAGTCCACCTAATAATCTTTTTATAGGCTCTGGTATAAAACTTAATATTTTTTCAAAAGCTTGTCTAAAAAAGTCAGCAATTCTTTGTGCAAGTCCTCCTATCTTTTGTCTAACACCATTTACAAACTCACTCACTGCTAAAGCTGCATTACCAATCACACCGCCGATTACTTGACCAATAAAAATAGCTCTGTCTGAAGCGTCTGTAATAGCCTCTTTTATACCTATCCACCCTTGTTCTAAATTAAATAAAACGTTAGTTGATTCTATTCCAAGTGCATTACCTATAATTGATCCGATTTCACCTACAGCAGCAACAACGGCTCTTACTGGTGCTAGGACTATTTTAAATGCAGCCCCTAAAGCTTCAACAGTAACAGCAGCTACTTTAAGAGTTTCTCTTATTATTATTCCAAACTCAGATCCTTCCGTAGTTAGATTTGTAAATGCGGTTCCAAGTCTTGTTAATTGTCCTTGTATAGTATTTGATGCTGTAAATGCAGCTTCAGCCGCAGTGCCTTGTGCGTTTGCCTGATTCTCTAAGTTTTTATTGAAGCTGACAAGCTGGTCATTTAACAAAGGTAATATTGCTGTCCTTGCCTCAACAGATCCAAAGAATTTTGCAAGCGTTTCTTCACTAGCACCACCCTTCGCAACAAGCTCCTCTAATACACCTCCTAAACCTTTTGTACTTAAAGCTGTAGCACTAAAGTCTATTCCTAATTCTTTTGCCGCTTTAGCTGCCTCACTTGTCGGTTTTTGTATTGCAGCAATAACTTGTCGTAATCCAGCAAAGGTTGATTCAACAGGAACACCAGTTGCAGTGACAGTAGATATTGCAGCATTAAGTTCATCTATCCCAACACCAGCACCAGCTGCTATAGGTGCTAAACGACCTATCTGTTGTGCATATTGATCTACAACAATTTTACCATCATTCTGTGTTTGAATAAATCCATCTACAAGTTTTGCAGCCTGATCGGAACTCAAACCATAAGCATTTAAAACAGATGTTGTTGCATCAGCAACAGTAGCTAATTCAGAAAAACCACCAGTTGCACCTAACTGTGATGCCTTTAAAACGTCTGAAAGTTCTGCGACCTCACCAAAGCCAGCAGATGCTACATCATAAGATGCTGATAGCAAATCAAGTTGAGAAACTTGACCACTTAGCTGATTAGATAAACTTGCAAGTTTTGGATTTAAAGTATCAACATCAACTCCAAGAGTCTTAACCTTTGCACTAGCAAAATCAGCAGCCGCTAAATTTGCAAAAGTTTTAGTGAGTGCAGCAACTAAAGTTAAGCCAGCAGTAAGTGGCCCTAAAGCTGTTGCTAACGCAGCACCAGCAGTTTTAAAACCTAAAGCCGCCCCTTTTGCACCAGCACCAGCACCAAAAAAACTTTTTCCTAATATTGGTAAAGCTTTATTTGCATCTTTTAGTTTGCTATTTGTTCCGTTTACAGTTTGATTAAATTTTTGTGCCTGCGTATTTACATTCTTTAGTGCTGTTATGGCTTGCGTAGCTCCTACTCTAAGTTCTACGTTTGAAACTGCCACGACTAAACAATAACTCCTTTAACTATATCTTGATTTGCGTTTGATTGCATCTGC